TGGCGGGCTGATTGCAACGCTCGTCCAAGCACCAGAAGATGCAGTAGCGGTGGCGGTGCAAACAAACTGCTGCAACGAACCAGTAGACTCACGGGTCTGCGGGTTGACCGAGAACACGTTGGCGATAGTGAAAATGTCGCCAACAGCAATCGTTGCCGAGCCAGTACCGCCGTCAAGATTAATCGTTGCTTGGCCCTGTGTGCTGACAGCACCGTTAACCAAAATCGTGTCAGCCGTAGAACGTGAGCCAGTAGTGTGCTGCTTGATCGACTGCGACATATTGACTTCATCAAAGCCAAGCACGCCGGTGCCCATCATGCCGTTCTTAAACTGCTTTGAAACAGTATCGGTTGGGTTAAAGAGGCCTTTCATACCTTCAACCAGAGCAGCGTTGGCAGCAGGGTTGACGGTGGCGTAACGTGGCGACATAACCGCTGCGTTCTCGTTGAGCTTCTGTTGCGCTTGCAGCAGAACCAGCGAGGTGCCTGGGGTTGTGCCTGGGGTGCCAACAGCCGAATAGATCGACTTGTAGGCGTTAGCCACATCGGCGTCAATGCTGGATGCCAATTGACTGATACGAGGCTTCAGCACGCGGTCTGCAAAGTCGTCCAACTGCATCGTCAGTTCAGCGGAAGTAAAGTTCACGCCGATGTGCTTTTGGTTGGCAACAGACAGGGTGGTGAACTGCTCGTTGTCGTCCTGCACTTGCAAGGCAGCGCCGTCAGTGACCAAAGCGCGGTCAGGCAGACGAATACGCAGGGTGGAACCGATCTTCGCACCTTCAACAGCAAAGCTGTCGTCGTACTGACGGTTTACGTTACGGGTGAGTACCAGGTTGTTCTCGAGGATTTCGAGAGCCTTCCGGGTAATCATATCAATGGTTAGGATGCTATTAGCCATGAAAAAAGTCCTTTAAGAAAAAAAATTAGCGGTTAGCCTGCGCTTCCCACTTCTTACGTTGCCGTGCCCTTTCGGCTTCAATCCACTGCGAATCAGTCATGGTCTTGATAGACCGTGGATCCGTAGTGTCATAAGCCGGTGATCCAGTGGATCGGGCAGAGACAGGCGAAATAGGTGCTGGCGCTGACGATGTACGTTTCACGGGCGGGTCTGATGCCAATTTGGCCTCAATCCGTCCAATCTCTTTAGCCTGACCGAGTGGCGACAGTTTGGAAATGCGTTCCGCTTCCTTGGGGTTTGTGCCGAGGTGGTATGCCAACTCAGGCCCAATATCCGAGGATTGGATTGCCTCTGCCATCACGTTGGTGATTGGAAGTTTGGGGTTGTACGCGACTTGTTCAAAGTCATCGTACTTGTTCCGTGCTTCTTCTTCCTTCTCGTGGTAGCTTTCAAGAACTTGCGACTGCTGCTTTGCCGCTTCACGCTGTGCAATCAATTGTTCGGCCTTTTGATAGGCCAGCGCGTCGGCGTAAGCCTCTGCGCTTTCAAATTGATCGACAGTTTGAGTTGGCGCTGCTCTTAACGTCTGCGTTTCCGCAGCGCGTTGCGCTTGATCTCGTTCCCACTTCCTTTGCTCTCTTGCAAGGCGTTTGCCGATTGCAGCGTCCAATTCTTCCTGTGTGAAAGTCTTAGATTGCTGTTCTTCAGCTACTTCCGGCGCTTTAACTTCGGGTTCAGGTGCAGCCGTTGCCACCTGTTCCGGCGCGGGGTCAACTACCGCTAGGTTTTCTTCTGACATTTTTGATTCCAAAGAATCCCTGGTGAACGCACCAGTACGGTTTTACAGCATTATGCTGGAATTTATGCCCAAGGCAAAGCTGGTTCAGCTTGTTTTTGAGCCAACTGACGAGCAATCTGCCCTGCTACTTGGGCTTCACCTTCGTCCTTAATCAAACGGGTAGATGATTGCTCAACAGCGGCTATGTCTGTCCAAGTGGTAATTTCGGGTTCAAAGCACCAAGCAAGCACTTGCTGTTCGGTAAGTTGACCATAGGGGGTAAAAGAATTTCCGCGAACTAAATTGCGGGTATACGCAGCCGAAGCGGTGTTATCGCCATCAATAGCGGTAACCGTCAAGTCAACCTTGATAACCAAGTTGTCTTGGGCAACTTGCACCTTGTTAACTGTCCATTTGTATTCCATAATTTTTCCTTTAACTTTTTGTGAAATTATTACATTGCCGTAATTTCTACGTCATCAAAATAAATGCTTCCCGCGTTAAATCCGTCCATATTGAATATAACAACACTATGTGTTGCCCAAGGTGGGGCTACGTTAATAGGTTCACCAGATTGCAATACAGTCCAATCAACGGCAGCCGCTGTAAATGTTATCGTAACAGTTCCAGATGTTATGCCTTTATACACAAATGGAACGCCAGTTGTTGCGCTAGATTGAATGTTTGCGTATCCATAAGAAACAAATACTGTCCCTGTTTCAGTTCCAGGCTTTTTGTAAAACAGTTTTCTATTAGCTGCACTAGATTTATCTTGCAGCGCTCCAAGAATTACAAATTGGCAAACAGTTGCAGCAGCCCCAGCTTTTGCAACTCTTAGACTTTTTGTACCTGTTCTTGCATAAGAAGAACTGTTTGTGAGCGCAATATTTGTCCCCGTCACTCTAGATGTTATGGGTGCCGTATCGCCAGAGATAAAAGCATCGGCAACGACAGTGCCCTCAAACCCACCATCAGTTAGCAAATTACCAACCGCAGACAGCAACAATGGGTTTTGGCGGGTGTCATACGAAAACGTATTGCTGACCGTGCAACGACCTGTGCCTGTTGCAAAGTAAGTAGCAGAACCAAGGTTATTCATGCTGACATCGCGGAAAGAAGCGCCGCCGCCTTGCTCTGCGGTTGTGTTTACGCTAACAATGCTGACTGTATTTGATCCTGTGCAAAGCATCCAACCGCCGTTCATTACAAAAGTTCCACCATTTGCTGAGTTGATGTAAATTGGCTCGGCGGCATACGTTCCTGCTTCAATATGGCTATTACTAAGGTAAACCCGACCACCATTGATATAAAAATGTCTTACGTTGTAATCAAAAGAACATTGGTCAAATACAAAAGCCCCATTAGGGTTGTTCATATCAACAGCAGTTACAAAATTATTAAATAATGTGCTACCAAAGTATGAAATACGTTCACCAAAATTTGTGCCTGTTGCTGCTTGCGTAATACCAGTGCTACATTCAGCAACATCACAGTTAAAAAAGTTAATTAGATAAGCGTTACTAGAAAACGTATGCCCTACTAAAAAACCTTTTGTTACTAGGTTTAATAAAGAAATGTGAGATGGGCCAGTTTCAAGTGCTGGGTTTGAATTGGTAAAACGAATACCGGACACGGAAGAAGCATACCCTGGGCCTTGAAGTAATCCATTGCAAATTGCAACTTTTCCGTTTACATACGGTGATGCCCCTACTTGACCTGTGATGTCTAAAGAAAAGCCCGCAGCCATGCCTGTGCAATCAAGCGTTGAATTGTTAAAATCAACAGACATATAAGAGACATTTATTGTCAACTTACTATTTAGCTTATATGTGCCGTTTGGAAAAATAATATCTACAAATTGACCCGCAGCAACAAACGCATTTAATGCAGATTGAATAGTAGCGCTGACATCAATTGTTGCGGCATTGGATTGCACATCTGCAATTTGAGCCGCAGTCATATAGTCAAATATGTTAACTGGCGCACCAGTAATCATTGAATAAGAAACTTTTGTGAGCGCCATAAATATCCTTAAACTCTATATGAAATTGTTAGCAAGTAGAAACCAACAGCCAATTCAGCTCCGGTTAAAGAAGTCACAGTTCCTGCGCGATATATGTTTATTTTTGATTGCGAAGCATCCATGAAAGCACTTGGCCTGTAAGTTGAAAATTGATCTACTCCGAACACACCACTAGAACCATAATTAGTAGCATTAGATGCAAAAGGAAGTCCTGAAATACTTAAATCATTAGTTAATGTTCCAGATGTACTAAGGACACTTACATACATGCTTGCTGTAACAATAGACCCTACCCGTACATATTGACCAGCCTGACTTCCATAACCTACAGTAAATCCTGTAGAAGAAAATGTAGGTGTCCAAGTACCTTCTTCATACCAATTCAGCAACTGGCTAGTCATTCCTGTTGCCGGAGTGTTGGCAGTAAAGTTAGCGCCTTTGGCGGCAGTGCTAAACACTACGTTGTTTGTAGCTACTGTTAAATCAGCGACGCTAACAGAACGCCCAACAGTCAAATTCGCAACGGATACTTGTTTAGTTGCGCTGCTTTGAACAATTGGCAATACTTCAGTACCCGCAAGAGGAGTGGTAGATGCTGGTAGCGCTGAGATTTTTGTATCGGCCATAATTTATCCCGTCAATTAGTTAAAATTTCAATTAAAGAAGTGTACGGCGGGGCTTGCGTAAAAGTCAAAGTTGAACCGCTTACAGAATAAGTATTCTCGTTCTGATATACGCCGTTGATATAAACCAACACCACATTCCCAGAAACTGAAAACGCAACTTGTGAACCTGTACCCGTAAAATTAAGCGGCAACAGTACACCAGCGCCTGCAATGTTGTCGTAGGTTGCAATCAGTACGTTGACGCTGGTGTATAGCGCAAACTTGTACCTTGCGCTAGAAAGCCAAACTTCACCCCCAGGCACGCGCCCAGCAGAATCAAGGATGATGGGGTTAGTGTGCGCGGTTGTACCGGCGTTGGTCGTGTAGGATGCCAATGGCGTTGTAGTGCCCGCAGCATAGGTGTACAGCTTTCCACCGGCCAAGGGGACGCCGTTGTTGTCAAAAAACTGACTAGCTACGCCGCCAACAGGGGAAAGAAAGACGGTCATTTTTTTTTACTCCAACAGAATTAAGCCGCCATCCTCTTGCACAAGGTTGTCGCCAATCTGAGTCAACAAATTGCTTTGCACGGTGGCATCGGCATAACCCGACAAAAACGAAATTACGCTTCCAAGGCCAATGGAGACGCCATTACGAATGGGAATTCCAAAAAAGCTCATTGGATGTTGATTGGTTTGCAGTAAATCGTGCCCGCAGTGGACACTTGGATTGCACTGACCCGCCATTGACCGCTGACACTGAAAGGCACTTTGAACGGGATTGGCGTAAATGGCGGCACAGGGGTGCTAGAGGTGGTGGCCGTAACGGCCTCACCAACCAACACATAGCAAGCTTGGTCAGACCAGACCACCACGCCTTGAGCGCCAGCAGGCCAAGCGCCAGTGCTACCAGCCGTGCCTGTGTAGGCTACAGATTTGGCAGGAAAATTGGTGTCAGCCAACGGGTTGAGAAGTTCCATGATGTGTCCTTATGCCAAAAAACGTAGTTTATACAGGGTTCGCAGATAGATTTCGATGATGTTGTCAATCAACTGCTGAAGCGAAGAATCAGTTTTATCACACACCTCGTAACGAGCAGCTTCAATTTCAGCCAACGAATCCTCTAAAAACTCAATGATGTTGCTGGTCTTCTTTGCCGAATGCAAGGTGATTGGCCCCATCAACCCGTGACGGCCTTGGTAGGCTTCGGCAAAATCATCTGCCGCGCCAACAATACGCTCGTAAAAAATATTCAGCGCCTTGTGCTTGGAGTAGCTGCGCGTGTTCAGATGGACGCTGTGCGTCACATCACGGGCTAGAAACAGCAAGCCTAAAAAATCAGCGGGTTTCATTGTTGCATTCCTTGTTCCATTTCCATCGACATGGATTCCTCACGCATCTGCGGAATTATGTTCTGAGATTCCATCGCCGCTGCGACTACGCCCATAGCAATATCTTGGATCTGTTGCTCGGTCATGCCAGCTTGCACCGCAGCAATTCGCTTGGTTTCGGCTTCGTACATTTTAACCTCGGCCTCAAAGTCTTTGCGCTGTTGGTCTTGCATTTCAATGGACTTGCCGACGTTTTGGATCATCTGGAACATCTGTTCCATCTCTTGGCCCATAGCCTGGATCTGCTGCTCGGCCTGCTGCAATTCGGGCGGCTTATCGCCGTCTTGCATCAACTTGGGATCAATGGTCTTCGCAAAGCGTTTTGCCATCTCTTGAGCGCCCGGCCAGTCCATGTTCTTCACAAACAGGTCACCGGCCACTTGCCACAGTTGCGGGTTGCCTTGCAGCAACTGCGCCATCGCTTCCAGCGCCTCTTGGCGCTTGGTGGCGTAGCCTGGGCCGGTGGTGACCACAACGTCGTACTTGCCGACCGACGGGTTGTAGATCTTGTCAATCACAATGCCTTCTTGGTCAACAATCTTCTTAACCGGCTCGGCTTGCATTGGGTCAATCTTGACCATATCGGTCTCGCCGTCCTCGCCAATGATCCGCGCCACCCGCTGGGTGTCGTAAATCTTGGGAATCAAGTCAACCAACTGCCGAGTGATGTGTCGCACGCCACGCGCCAAGTTGTCGCCGTAGTGGTAAGTGCCAACATCGCCCTCACGCTGACGCGCAAGAATCGCTCTTCCTGAGCGTTCGTTGGATGTCATGCCCAAAGAGGCGTTGTATTGACCAGTTGACGCTTTTATGTCCTCGGACGCGCCAGCCTTGGCTTGCAACAGCCCGCTGGACGCCATCGGCGGCTGGGCGCGCTGTGGTAGGGGCAGAATGCTGCCAGAACCGTCTGTAACGTCAGGATTTACCTCCAAATATGGCCAATTGGTCGTATTTGCGGTCTTCCACTGGGTTTCGTAGCCTTCAAATTGACCGCCGTAGCCAATAAATGGCGCTTTTGGAGCCAAAGCCAGCATTTCTGCCTCTTGAGACACCCAATAGTTGTACATCCGTTGCGCGTCTTTGGCATTTCGGACGATTCCTGACACATACAGACGCCCGTCAACCTCAAATTCGTTGCCGACGATGCGAACAACAGGGATATACCGGCCCGCCCACTCGCGCTCTTCCAGTATTTCGTAGCCGTTGATCTTGCAATACTTGATTTTTTGCCGATCCGACTCGCGTGTCTTCAGCGGCTTGCCAAACTGGCCTTTCAGCATCTTGTCCTCGGGTGTACCGGCAAACGCCGTGATGTTTCCGGGGTACAAATTCAGCGTGGCACGGTCATAGTCAACGTAGTAGTAGTCCGCAATGCGGATCGTATCTTCGTTGAGCCATTGAGACAGATTCTGGTCACCGACGCCCAGCGACTGCAAGGTCGTGATAGGCGCCGAATCAGGGTACATACGCTCATAGTCTGCCTTCGTGATGTCCTCGGTGATAAAACACCACTTGGCATCAGACCCGCACGGGTCTTGGATCGTCGGATCCATGTAGACGCTGAACGAGTTGCGGACGCGCCCGATGCGGATGTCCTGATCAAACGTCTCGTCGTTGCAGTATTCCGTCAGCAGGCGGATGTAGCCCTCGCCGTAGGTCACCTGGTTGTCGCAGGCGGTGTCGTAGGCCACGTCGGCGTCGGACATGTACTCAATATGCCGCACCACGCCGTTGAAAATCTCAGCGACCTGCACGTCGGCGTTGTCGTCCGCGGGGATGACCTTGCCGCTGGGCCGGTTCTGGCGCTGCTCGTTCGTCACCTGACGGACGTGCTGCGGCAGCTTGTTGATGGTCAGGCAGGGACGCGCGTTGATCGTCTGGCCCTGCACCGACCCGCGGGTCGCCAGCACGTCGGCGGGCCACTGCCACTGGTTGTCAGGGCTGCCGGCCATGAACCGCAGATCGTCCAGTTCGTCCTCACGGCTGTCCGAATACGCCGACTGCGCCATTTTCAGGCGGTGGCGCATGGTTGCCATCTTGTCTTCGTCGCGCGCAGGCACCTTCTCAGGGTTTGACCCCACGTTGGCGACCTGGCCCGCCTTCTGGATGCCTGTGGGGTCGGCCATGTGCTTACTTCTTACCCTTTTTGGCCGCTTCGCGCTTGACGCTGTAGGCGATAGCTACAGCTTGTTTGACCGGCTTACCAGCCTTCACTTCCGCCTTGATGTTCTTGCGGAACGCCTCTTTGCTGGAAGATTTGGACAAAGGCACGTTATTTGGCCTTCTTCATGGGCGTCTCACGCATCCGCGTGGTAATGCTGATGATGTCCTTGCCTTTGGCGGCCGCCACAGGCTTGCGCGCCAGCGGGATCGCGTCGATCTCAGCCTTCGGCTTGGGCATTCTCAGGCTCATCGGCCTGTCCATGGGGGTCATGCGGCGCATTATTTGCCCTTTTTAGCTGTTTTGGCGCTGTCTTTGAACGCTTTTGCAGTCGGGGCGCCCTTGGCGCCCGGTTTACGCATCTTTTCGCCAGAACCGGCGGCAATCCGTTCTTTTTTGGCATTGATGTTAGCGTACAGACCAGGCTTTTTCATGAGCATTTCCATCGTTTGAGGCTGGCTTTGGCACGTTCGCCATCCTTAGCCTTAGCTGCTACCGCGCCCATACGCGCGCAAAAACTGGCCTTACGCCCTGCATCCGCCTTTGTCTTAGGGTTGGGCGCCGGCGGCTTCAGGTTCGACCCGGTTTCCCGGTTGTACTTCTCGCGGCCCTTGGCTGTCAGTCCCGCACCCTTGGACGCAGGGAGCTTTTCCCCACGACCCACGGCCAGCGAAACAGACTTTTTCTTGTCGGCCATCTGATTAACTGCCCATCCAAGAATTGGCAACTCCGCCGGGAGAATATCCGCCCACACGTTTCTTGTCAACGCGCCCTTCGCGGTGCGCCACCGG